AAGTGAGAGGGCGATTTCTCGCCCCCTCTGTGGTGTTATTTTGCGAGGATTGCTTTTGCGGCTTCGACAGTTGCATTGGTTGCAACCTTTTTCTTCTTGTTGATTGTCCAGACTTCTTCCGTCAATCTGAAGTAAACTTCTTTGTCTGCTTCGTGACGTTCAGTTAGTTCCGCTAGTTCATCTTCCATTCTTTGGTAGATTTCAATTTTCTTTTGGAGGTTTACATCTGTTACCTCGTTGCCTGAGTCGGGGACTAGGATGGCGATATCTTCTTTGACCTTCAGCATCTGTTCGGTCTTCCAGTTGAGGCTGTTGTGCGAGGTGTAGCACGCGTCTCTGGCGATTGAAGTGCGAAGGTATTCGTTCCATTCACCCTTATGATGATTGATTACCGCCAGCTTTAGGTCGATAAGTGTAGGTGTGGCTGATGTAGCTTGTGTAGATTTAGACATTCTAGTTCTCCTTAGTTGATGGCGAGGATAAGCCCTGCGCCTTATGAGAAACAACGCAACATCACTCGATGGGATTGTCCAGTTAAATCAACGAGTATCTTGTTATGCGCGAATAGCGCTCAATTAAAAAGCGCGGCAAGGCCGCTCACTGCAAGACGGGATTTCACTGGATGATCACAGCGAGTTATGTTTCGTATGATTTCTCTTGGCGCGGGGTGTTCCTAGACATTAACTTAGGAGAGCTTGAATGTTTAAAGATGCGCAAGGTACATCCTGTCACACCTTCACTTAGCGACCTAATGATGGCTTTTTAGTAGGCCTTTTAGCATGAGGGTGAATGGGGCGAGTGCCTTTGTAGTTCGATTGACGGAGAGGTGTGATGCGCCTTGTGCAAGAGGCTTGACTGGTAGAGCGAGCAGATGTTGAAGGGCGAAGTAGATATTGACAGCCTAGTTGCTGAGTCAGTCAATGAGGTGGCAGTTGTGAACATTCGAAAGAACATTGATATCTGGCACAGAATTGACGATTAACTAGTGGTGCTGACTGAATGTTACGAGGCAGTCAATGCAGTTCACTGATGTTTGGCGTAAGCAGTCTTGACATCAACGCAGAAGACAATGGTTGCCACCAATGCTTGCTGTCGCAAGCGCAAAACAAGCCTCGTAATGTAACAGTGCAGAGGTGGCAGAAATCGCACTCTCGCTTGTTTCGCAGGACACAGACTCTCATAGCCATTCACGCCTGTGTCCCCGCGACAGGGATAGTTACCCGACTGGGCGGAGACTTTAGGCTCCGTGAAGCTTAGCGCGTAAGCGGTTAGCGGAGTATAGCCCGACCCTTTAGGGGGTCGCCCATATAGTGAGTTGACAAGCGATTTCAAACAGTGTCATAAAAGGGGGGAACACAAGGGGGGTTCATCAAGGAGTAGTTATGACAGATATAACGAAATTAACTGATAAACAACGTGCGTTGGTTGATACCCTCGTAGCAGAAGGCTGTAGCATCAAGGATGCCGCTCACAAAGCAGGATATGCGGAGGGAGAAGCGGGAAGAGTGACGGCTAGCAAGACTTTGAAGCTACCTCATGTCCAACAGTATATGATGCAAGCAGTGACAGAAAGCATTGGGCTGAACGCTACGATGGCGGCCAGTAAGATGCTGAAGCTAGCGCAGGGTGCGAAGAGTGAGTACGTACAGCTTGAGGCTAGCAAAGATATCCTAGACCGAGCAGGGTTCAAGCCTGTAGATAGGTCACAGCACCTAGTGGCAGGTGAGATAAAGGTATCCATAGATTTGGGCTAAGCGTCGCAGACAATCAAGAGGGGCAGTTCGCACGCCCCTATACCCCATGCGGATAACGGCCTACATTGCTATCTGTAATCCTTGTTATATGTGGGTGGGGGGTCAAAAGTGGCTGTCATTGTCACGGTAGGTGTCCCACTCAAACATTATAGCCAAAAAAGGCTCGATGCAGAATATACCATTATACCATCCCCTAAGAGTACGAATATTGGTATAATCTAAAAGACCTGATAAATTTTTTTTAATGGAAAGGTCCGTCATGTGTATTAGCAATCCAATGTCGATGTCATCACCTGCTTCTTCGGTTGATGCATCCACCCAACCTATTAAAAGCAATTATGAACTGAGTGCTGAGAATAAGAGGCGCAACGCTGAGATTAAAAGGCGTCAGCAATCTCTTGTTAGCTTCACTACTGAGAACGAACCTTCTTCATCGCCCTTCGGTGGTAACTATCAGGTTGGTACTACTGGCACATTCCGTCCACAATCAGCGGCACAAAAGTTTTCCTCTAAGACTGGTCTAACTAACGTAGGATAATATCATGGCACCTCGTACTCCCGCATGGACACGCAAAGAAGGCAAGAACCCATCTGGTGGCCTCAATGCAAAAGGACGCGCCTCTTACAAGGGCGGCACACTTAAAGCACCTGTAAAGAGTGGAGATAATCCAAGACGTGCTTCTTTTCTGCATCGTATGGGTGGAATGAAAGGGCCAGAGCGTGACTCAAAGGGTAAACCTACTCGTCTACTTCTCAGCCTCCAAGCATGGGGTGCATCATCAAAGGCTGATGCAAAGAAGAAAGCAAACGCCATCTCAGCTAGAAACGCAAAGAAAAAGGAGAAAGCATAATGGCTAGAAAAAGAAAATCCATGATTAAGCCTATGAGAGATAACACTGAAGAAGAAGATATGTTTGCAAACTACTTGGAACATATTGGTGCAAATGATGATTATCGAGACGAAAATGATTTTCGCAACCGCAAAAATCCTAGCCCTAATGTTTTAAGAAATGTTAGAGGCAAGAACAAAGCTGATAAAGTGCGTCAGTTGAAAAATATTAAAACAAAACACTTAAATGACTTGCAGAAGCGTCAACGTCAAGCGGCAATTGAAAAAGCAACAAAAGGCACACCTCTAAAGCAAATCCTAAAGAAGTATGCGCTTCGCTCATTACCTGCTGTTGGCACACTCATCAGCCTTTTATCTCCAAAGCCTGCGGGTGCAGGGTCTGATAAGGTAGACTAAACTATGTACGGAAAAAAGAAACGCAAGTCTTTAATAAAGCTGAAGAAGAAAGGTAAGAAGTATGCCTAAGTATCAATTCAGAGATGGCACACCTTATGATGGGCCTACTATTTCATTGCCTGATGGACGCATCTTGTCAGGCGCAACATATACTCGTAACTCTAAAAGACTAGTGGAGATTGAAGATGGCAGTGAACGAGGCGGGGAATTACACGAAGCCGAAGCTAAGAAAGAGCCTATTCGAAAAAGTGAAGCGGGAAGCAAAGGGCGGAAAAAGCGGCCAGTGGTCAGCAAGAAAAGCCCAAAGGCTAGCACTTCTGTATAAACGCGCAGGCGGAGGATACACAAGCTAATGGCACTCAAACCTTCACAGAAATCCCTGAGAGCATGGACTAAGCAGAAGTGGCGTACCAAATCTGGCAAGCCTAGCACTCAGGGCAAGGACGCTACTGGCGAAAGATACCTACCCGAAAAAGCTATAAAATCTCTTTCCTCGCAGGAATATGCCCGAAGCACTGCCAAGAAGAGAGCGGCTATTCGCAAAGGCAAACAGTTCTCAAAGCAACCCAAAGACGTTGCAAGCAAGACAAAGGCGTACAGATAATGAGTTTCATCTCTACTCTCAAGAAAGACGAACTAGATATCTTGCGAAGAATAGTGAAGAAGGTACACCTTGTTCACCATCCTCGTGAGTTTGTTAATGACTATGAAGCTGACAAGGTTATTAACTCTATTGCTCCTGAGATTGTGGAGCGCATGATTAAGTTTGGAGTGGATCACAAAGTTGACCAACTTTAATTATAAGCCTGACGGTGAAGTGCTAAAGACCTTTATGAAGGATGACACATTCTTTCGTGGTATTCGTGGGCCTGTCGGTTCTGGCAAGTCTGTCGGTTGTTGCGTTGAAGTCTTTCGCAGAGCCTTGTTGCAAAAGAAAAACAAAGATGGCATTAGGCGTTCTCGTTGGGCGATTATTAGAAACACCAATCCCCAACTCAAAACAACAACGATTAAGACATGGCTTGACTGGTTTCCTGAGAACGAGTGGGGTCGCTTTCATTGGTCTGTACCTTTTACTCATAACATTAAACAGGGTGACCTTGAACTCGAAGTTATCTTCCTTGCCCTCGATAGACCAGAAGATGTGAAAAAACTCCTCTCCCTTGAACTCACTGGAATCTGGATTAACGAGGCAAGGGAGGTACCCAAGTCTATCATTGACGCTTGTACAATGCGCGTGGGTCGATTCCCTTCCATGCGCGATGGTGGGCCATCATGGTCAGGTGTAATAGCGGACACCAATGCTCCCGAAGAAGACCACTGGTGGCCCATCATGTCTGGTGAAGTACCTATCCCAGACCACATTCCTCGTGAGCAAGCCAAGATGTTGGTCAAGCCTGATAACTGGAACTTCTATAATCAGCCTTGCGGTATGTCTGAAAAGATGGGTAAGGATGGTGAAATACTAGACTATGTTCCAAATCCAAAGGCAGAGAATAAAAAGCATATGCTTGAGTCTTACTACCCTAACCTTATCAGAGGTAAGACTAAGAGTTGGATTGATGTCTATGTAATGAACAGGCTTGGAACAATTCAAGATGGCAAACCTGTGTACGCTAGTTTTGTTCCTGAGACTCACATAGCAAAAGAGGAGATACCTATTGCAGATGGTGTACCTCTATATATTGGTATTGACTTTGGCTTAACCCCTGCGGCTGTCTTTGGGCAGAAGGTTAGAGGGCGTTGGCTAATCCAATCAGAGATTGTAGCTATTGATATGGGCATCGTACGCTTTGCTGAGTTATTGCGTCAGGAGATTGCGACACGCTTTAGCACATTAGACGTACATATCTTTGGCGACCCCGCAGGTGATTTCAGAGCGCAAACAGATGAGACAACTCCTTTTCAAATTCTTCGTGGGGCTGGGCTTCGCGCTTTGCCTGCTCCTAGCAATTCAGTCGATTTACGCTTGGAATCAGTATCTGCATCTTTAAACAAGATGGTAGATGGCAAGCCTGCGTTCTTGATTGATAGACGTTGCCCTAGCCTTATCAAAGGCTTTGAAGGCGGCTATCAGTACAAACGCATGGAGGTGTCTGGTGAGAGATATGCTGACAAACCAGACAAAAATATGTATTCTCATATTCATGACGCTCTTCAGTATCTTATGCTTGGGGCGGGTGAAGGCAGAAACCTAATCACTAACCAGAAGCCATTGCAGGCATTTAACGCTAAGAAAGAGTTTGATGTGTTTGCAAGAAAACCCAAGACTCGTAATCGTCAGGGATTATGGGCAAGACTATAGGAGATAAGATATGTGTGTAGGCGCAAGCAAGCCAAGAACACCTGCTGTAGACCCTGCTGTTGAGGCTCAACAAGAGCAACAACGTGCAGAGCAAACAGCGGTAGCAAAAGGCCGCAAGCAAGAAGCTTTAGAAAAAACTCTAACAAGACGCAGAGGCGGTGTCGGCAGACGCTCCCTTATTCGTGGCTCACGCGGTGGCATGGGCTTTTACAATGAGTACCTAGACTGATGAACTATAACT